TTAAGCCTCAATATTGATTGTAATGCCGGACTTGAATTCCACGGTGAAGTGATCGTCGAAAACGGTGATCTTTGCAATCAGGCGGCTGACCAGCGTCTCGTCAAACTCCGTGATGGTAGCAGGCTGGTTCTTGACGAAATCCTGTAGGTCTCGGATCTTCTTCATCTGTTCATCCTTGATGACGCTGTCTACCTCAGCCTGACGACGCTGATCCCGGAGCCGGAGAATCTCGTCCGCAATGGCGTCGTAATCGTCTTTCTGATTGACCTTCTTCAAGAGCTCCTTTTGCAGCTTGCTCAGACGCTCGTCTATGACCTCCGGTGAGAGGACGTCGCCCTGCAGAACCACCGTGGCGATGTTGGCCCGCAGTGTTTGCAGGAAATCATCCTTCTGGCAAAGCACCCGGTTGATGGCGTCGATGACCACTTGCTCCAGAAGTGTTTCGTTTACCGTCCGGCTGTGGCAGGCGTGGCCGGTAGCCTCCAGCCGTGAGCAGCAGCGCCAGACGATGGATTTGCAGCCTCGGTTGTTCCAGTGTACGCGCCTGAAAAACTCGCCGCATTCTCCGCAGATAACGATCTGTGAAAAGCAGTGCTTGCAGGAGTAGCAGTGGCGTTTGCCGTTGTTGCTGGTGTGAACCACGCGTCTGCGGACCAGTTCCTCCTGCACAAGCAGGAAGATGTCCTTCGGAATAATCGGTTCATGGTCGCCCTCAACGTAGTACTGCGGGACGGTGCCATTGTTCTTGATGCGCTTCTTTGTCAGGAAATCTGTGGTGTAGGTCTTTTGCAGAAGCGCGTCACCGATGTACTTCTCATTCCGGAGAATCTTGTTGATGGTGCTGGTGTGCCACTTGGTCTTGCCTGCGCCGGTGAGAATGCCGTCCGCCTCAAGCCCAGCGGCGATTTTATCCATGCTCAGTCCCTGCAGGTATTCCCGGTAGATGCGTCGGACGATTTCTGCCTGCTCCGGCTCGATGACCAGATTGCCGTCAGCGTCTTTGGTGTAGCCGAGAAAACGGTTGTGGTTGATCTGCACTTTACCCTGCTGGTATCGGTATTGAATGCCAAGCTTCACATTCTGCGAGAGGCTCTGGCTTTCCTGCTGGGCAAGGGACGCCATGATGGTAAGCAGCACCTCGCCCTTGGCGTCCATTGTGTTGATGGACTCTTTTTCGAAGAAAACCGGGATGTTCAGATCCTTGAGCTCGCGGATGTATTTCAGGCAGTCCAGCGTGTTGCGGGCAAATCGGCTGATTGACTTGGTGATGATCATGTCGATGTTTCCGGCATGGCATTCTTCGATCATGCGATTAAACTCGTCACGCTTTTTGGTGTTTGTACCTGTGATTCCGTCGTCCGCGAATATGCCAGCCAGCACCCATTCCGGATTCTTGGAGATATATTCGGTGTAGTGCTCAATCTGGGCCTCGTAGCTTGTGGCCTGCTCATCGCTGTCAGTACTGACACGGCAGTACGCTGCGACTCGGAGCTTTGGCTTCTCAGCTTTTTTGATGTTGTTCCCGACCTGTCTTTTTGCCGGGATGACCATTACATTTCCCATCAGCTCACCTCGCTATCGATCAGGCTGTAAATGTATTCGGCCTGCGTTACCGGGTTATCGAAATGTTTCTTAATGTCCCGGATCGTAAAAATGGTCGGAGCCGTGAGCACTTTTTCCTTCGGTGCGCGATTCAGTCTGCCAAGGGCAGCAGCGCGCTTCACAAGCTCCACCTGTGCATTCTGGAAGACCATCTCATCGATGATGGCCGGATAGAAATCATCACCGATGTAGTGCTGCGTTTTTAACAGGCGCTTAGCGGTTCCGTGGTAGGTGTCGATTCCGGCTTTAGCGGCAGCGTCTTTCAGGCTCAGCCCAGAAAGGTAATTCTCATAGAGCTTTCGGAGCTTACCGGCTGCGTCTTCGTCGATTACCGCGATACCGTTTTCAATCCGGTATCCGAATGGTGTATGTCCCATGTATTCACATCCTTTCCTTGAGCGTAAGTCCGCATTTTAATTCAAAGACAATCTCCTCGCGGGAAAGCACTTTGATGCGGGTTACGGTATTTTCAAACAGCGCTTCATCGAAGTCTGTCAGCATGGCGGCTTTTTCTACATAGCGCAGAAGCTCCTTTGCTGCCGTGACATGTGCACCGCCGCTGCCGATGGCTTTGCTGAGCGTATCCATCTCTTGGCGGTAGTGATCTGCCTGTGATAAAAGCGTGTTGTTTTCTTCGTTGTAAAGAATCTGGTCGATGTATCCCTGCGCCATCAGCTTTGTAAGGGTTTCACGCTGCTCGGCATTTTCCAAGAGCAGAGTCTGGATTTGCTGAATCCGGCGCATAGGTGCATCGGTACAGCCATTTTGTAATGTTCCCACATAAGGCTTCAGAACTATGCTGTGGGCGAAAATCAGCTTATTGATCATCGTCACAAATGCTGCCTTGACCGTGTCGTCACGGATGTACTTCATGGAACAGCGGCTCTTGTCCTCGATATGGGTGTTGCAGCACCACGCGGCATATTTGTGTGTCGTGGTAGAGTGTATCCGGCGCTTAAAGGTATCGCCGCACTCACCGCAGACAATCTTGCCGGAAAAGCAGTAGCGGCTTTGATACTTTTCGCTGCCCTTGATGATGCCTTTTTCCTTGCCGCGCTGTGTGATCAATGCGTTTGCCGCCACAAATACCTCACGGCTTATGATGGCTTCGTGATGATCGGACATCGCGTACCGGTCTTTCTGGCCGTAATTGATGTGGCGGTTGAATTGCGAATCGGTGTAGGTCTTTTGAAAAATCACATCGCCGGTGTATTTTTCGTTGCTGACCATGCCGCGCACTGTTGTAGGCGTCCAGCGTCCTCCCTTTTTGGTGGGTATGCTGTTTGCATTCAGCTCGTCCGAAATGGCGTGCGTGCCTTTGCCGGAAAGCACCTGTTTAAAAATCCAGCGTACCGTCTCGGATTGTTCAGGATTTATGACCATCTGCTCGCCATCCCAATCGTAGCCGTAGGGCGGATAGCTGAGTTTGAAGGTGCCATTCTTGAATCGTCGCTGTATGGACCATTTGTTATTCTCGGAAATGGATGTAGACTCCCCCTCGGCCATGCTGCTTAAGATGGCGAGAAAGAGCTCACTTTCCATAGAGCTTGTATTCAGGTTTTCCTTCTCGAAATAGATCGGAATGTCCAGTTCGAGGAGCTTGCGGACCATCTCCAGACAGTCCGTGGTGTTCCTTGCAAAACGGCTGATGGATTTTGTGATTACGAAATCGATCTTACCGGCCTTGCAGTCTGCGATCATCTGAAGCAGCGCAGGTCGCTTTTCTTTCTTGGTGCCGGAGATGCCTTCGTCAAAATACAGACCGGCAAACTCCCAATCCTCACGTCCATTGATGTAGTTTTCATAGTGAGTTTTCTGCGCATCAAGACTTTCAAGCTGTGCGTCGCTGCCTGTGGAAACGCGGCAGTAGGCTGCCACTCGGAGGACCTTGGCGGTGGATTTTTTCTTGACGTCTCCACCTAATCTCGTGACCCTTTTCACGGTTTCACCTCCCTTCGGTAGTGTCTATCTATCACTCTAAAAGCACTATTTATCAAGTCATTTTCGGCATAATCTCGGCCAGAAACGGAGAGAAAGATCTCCGGTTCAGAGCTGTTAATTTGTCGAATTGTGACAAGGAAATAAGTCCAGCATCCAGCATAGTTTTCGCAATGGTCTGGGCTCTGTAATAATCCACATCACGTTGGAATTGTTCCTCGGTAAAGAAGTGATCTGTACTAACTCCATCAAGGGCAGCGGCAAGGTCAGCATCGGGTAATGTTATCTGTGTCATGGGTATATCCTCCAGTCCGAGAGGGTTTCTCTCACTTTCCACTGGAGGCGGTGGACCTGTTTTGACGAAGGTAAGCATAAAAAAAGAGGCCCACAAAGGAATAATCCCTGATGGGCCCAAAGAACGTAACCGTATTTAGTTCGGGAGCTTCAGCTTCTGTCCACTGTAGATGATCGTGGAGGCCAGGCCGTTTAAGGTCATGATCTCCGGATAACGACTGCCTTTGCCGAGGAAGCGCTGTGCGATTCCCCAGAGAGAGTCACCTTTGACTACCGTGTATTCCAGATAGGTTACGGCTTTCTGTTCCGGATAGATGCGAGTGCCATCATTGGAAAAAACATAGAAGCCGGGATTATCGTCTGCCTGTTTCTTGGCGTTAGCCAGCACGCGGTATGCGCCGAGCTGCGACCTTGCATCGGACCAGCTTTTGCGCACGCGGTAATATCCTGTGGTGAGCTTCTCCGGGTAAGTGGCACCGGCATATTTGTCGTAGTAGGTCTGTCCATATCCGGCACGCTTCGGCTGAACAGAAGCACCTTGATCTGCAGGACGTTCATATTGCGTCAGTACCGCCGTGGAAGCGTCCTTAACGGAGGTCGCCGTTTGCAGCGTTTTCAGAAGCGCTTTGTATCCTTCCGAGAGTTCCTTCCAGATGAAGGCAAGCTGCATATCAAGATCACCGATGGATTTGCCGGACGCCTTGGCATATTCCTGAAGGGCCTGCTTGCGTGACCAGTAAGTCCACTGTGCAAGGCCATATCCGGCAGAGTCCTTGACGAAATTGGTGTAGGAGCCGTCATCGACCTTAGCGGTATATTGTGTATCCGAAAGGCCCAGCTTCTTTTCGTAGGTATTCTGCAGATTATTCGGTCTCAATGCCGATTCCGCATAGAGGTTCCCCATCAAACCAGCTACGCCGTAGGCATTGCCAATCTTGCCGTAAAGGTAATCCCAGATGGCTTTCTCGTTGTCAGTTGCAGCGGAGGGTTCCGTTGTCGCCGTACTGCCTCCGAGCGCAGCCGTCACCTTGCTGGCCAGATCACCCAGACGGGAATAGAGCCACTCGCCCGGACAGGACTTGTTCGCAAACCAGCGGTGTACAGTGATGATCATTTCATCAGATGCAGGTGTATAGGCCAGTGTTTTATCCTTGTCTCCCAACCACAGGAGCTTTTTCTTGCCGTTTCTCTTGCAGATATCCACGCATAGAGTGATCAGCTTCTGGTAGACCACATCCTTGAAGGCATACGGCTCTGCGGTATCGGATGCACACTCGATGGTGACTGCCCGCTGATCGTTGGCGCTGGAGGAGGAGCACCAGGAGCGGTTTTTCTCCTCCACATACATTCCGACCCTACCGTCTACGCCGATGCCATAGTTGCAGCTTGCCTGTCTGGATGTGGGCAGGAAGATACTGCCCAGCGTCTCCACTGAGCATTGCCCCACCACACAGTGGGGCGTGATGCGGTCGATAGCGTGCGTCCTCTGCCCGGAGTGGTTGGGGCTGAGTTTCGTATAAGATACCAGTGAACTGTTTGTGTAAGCCATAATCATTCGTCCTCCTTTTCATTTTCTGCTCTGTCGTGAAGCTGCTCCAATACCGCTTTCAGCTTTTCCGGGATGGGCAGTCCAAGGTGTGCGGCGTTCTCGATGATGCTCACACCCTCGTTAGACAGATAGAAGAAAATCACCGCAGTGCGAAGCACAGAACCCGTACCGATGACCTGCACGTCCAGGATGTGGGCAATCCCCACCAGCAGGAAAATCAGTACCTTCCGGCAGATTCCTTTGAATCCCACCTGGCTGTTGAGCTTCTTGTCAGATACGGCGCACATTACGCCCGTGACATAGTCCACCACCGCAAACACCACCAGGGCGATGAGCAGCCCATCGTTGCCGCCAAGGAAGTAGCCAAGCCACCCTCCCACAGCGGTGAACACCATCTGAATCACATTCCAAAATTCCTTCATGTTGGTAACCTCCGTTTCTCTTGGTTTTGTGTATGAAAAAAGCGGCCGCTCCGAAAAGCAGTCGCTGATTCCCAAAAGATGAAATTGTCAAATCTGTTTCGGCAGATATTCCCATAGACGCATATCCTCCTGACCCAAGGACCACATACACATCCCCCGGAGCTTCCAGCGGTACGCCGCCTGGTTCGCCCAATAGACCAGGGAGTCCACGTCCTGGTAGTAGAGGATGGAGAATCCGTCCGCATCGCCGAGGAACAGCCGGGATATCCAGATGTTGATGTCCTTTGGTATGACCTTCGCCGTGTAGTTCCCGCCGCAGGAAATCTCCAAAAGGTCAGAATGGAAGAAGTCATAGTCCAGGGAAATGTCCTCGCTCCGGGTGGAGGATTCCTCCACATCGGAGGTCAGCGTGAACACCTGGAACTCCTCATCCCAGGTGCAGTTTGAGCGGGATATCCTGCCATAGCTTTTAAAGCTGCCGTCCGGCATCTGGACATCAAACCGTTCATACGGCTCATACGTCCAGGCGTCCCCCAGCCGGAGCAGTTCGCAGACCGTGGTGCTGTCCGAGCGGTACCCGGCATAGCCCCCGGAAAAGCCGCTGACCGTTGCCGTAAAGCGCAGGGTATAGGAGGAGCCGGAATACACCCGCACCCGGTTCCCACGGATACGCATCTCCACCGTGTACATGGAAGGATTGTCTCTTAAAGCAGATGCCGCTGTTCGCTCAATCTCCTGGCTGTAGCTGCCAAGGAGCGTGGAGCCGCTATATAACTCCACAGCCTGGGAATCGTAGTTCAAGCAGCAGAACAGGCTGCCGCAGAACACACCTGCCCTGCCGCTGCCATTTGCCGGGAACGCCAGCCTTGCCCGAAGATGCAGCTCGGAAAAGCCGTCATAGTTCCAGGCAAGCTCTCCTTTACCCTCAAGCTGGGAGTAGACACGCTCCATCGAGTATTCATCCGAACGCCATACCTCCCACGAGCCGGAGCGCACCGTCCAGTAGTCTGTCTCCAGCACGCCATAGTCCCGATAATCCTCATACCAGACGAGCGCAGAATCCGGCTTTCTGCGGAGCATCTCCAAGGTCAGCTTGAAGCCCTTATCCGGAACAGCCATGTTGCCATTTACATCCTTGAAACTCCTGGGTGCAAGGGCAAAGGTGGCTTCTCCGGCAGAGGGCTCCTCAGAAAAATTGGAGCAGACACGGAAACCGTAAAACTGTACGCCTTTGACATCTACCGAGATGGTGATAGTATGCGTCCCGGCAGAGAGGGAAACGCTGCTGGCAAGGGATGTCCAGAAGGTACTCCTCCAGTAAGGCCACCACAGTCGGCTCTCCGTGAAGTGCTTTGTACTGCCGTCCAGCGTCACATAGATGCCGTTTTTGTCCCAGAAGGGGTAGCAGAGCCGCACTGCTACATCGTAGGTTCCCGCCGTATCAACGTTAAAGCTGTAGGTCACCGAGCCGTTATCCCCCAGAGTGGCAATGCCGTTTTCAATGGAGACGATGCCGGAAGCAGAGGAATAATTACCTCCATCATGGTCAATGTACACCGTTCCAAATTCGGTCTTCTGCTCCTTGCCGTAGGCGGTCAGGTACCGCCTGCGGTTGTATGTCCCCACAAGCTGGGGATACTCACGGGAAACGGTGTCCGCCCCTTCCATGTAGTCGTAGACATGGGGGAAGGCATAAGGCACCTTATCGTAATCGTCCCAATAGGCCACGATGGGGAGAAAGGGCTGCGGCGGCGCATCGTCCGTGAAATTGTAGCCGCCCGTCATCCACAGCTTGGCGGCATAGTAGGTGTTGGACGTTCCCCGGTAGGTTTTCCCCAGGTTTTCCGGCGTGTCGTAGATCTGCCAGTTCCAGCCGTAGGCAGGCATACCGAGGAATATCTTATCCGGGTTCATGACCTTCATGGCGTAATCGTAAATGCCCTCCAGCCAGCTTCTTGGGGAAACCGGCCCCGGTGCGGAGCCTGCCCATGCCATGCCGTAGGACATGATGGACGCGGTATCGCAGTAAGCGTCTAAGTCGCCGTAAACACACCAGTTCTCGCCGCCCACCGAGCCGTTTACCGAGGTCATTCCCGGAAGGCAAATGTTCATGTGCTTTGCAGGGTCATAGGCTTTCACCGTATTGTAGATGTTGCAGAACATCGCCGTGGACTCCGTATGGGTGGAATAGCCGTCCCCACGCTCCAGGTCGATGTCGATGCCGTCACACCAGGGATATTTCTCCATGATGCGGACGATCTCTGAAAGGAACCTGTCCTGCGCCCCGTCCGTGTTATCCCGCAGGGCGCGGAAGATGCTGTTTGCGCCATCGTTTGCCACGGTCAAAAGCCACTTGATATGGGGCCACCTGTTGATGTAGGTGAGCATATCCGAGATCGCCACACCGCTTTCATAGATTTCTCCGGTCGCTCTTACCTTAAATGAGAACAGCCCGATCTGGCTGATGCGGTCGCCGTAATCCCGGAGGGCTTCGTACATTCTGGCGTTGCCCATGAATGTCCATACCATGATCTGTTTGCCTTTTAATGTGTCCATCCAATCACTCTCCTTCAGGGCATAGAAAAAGCACCGCCGAAGCGATGCTCTCAAAACCATATTATCAAATGTCACTTGTTCCTCTTTCCTGTGTTACCTGTCCCCCGGACTTCTTCATGATAGAAATAATCTACGATGACCGGATGGCCCTGCGGCACTCTGCCATAGGGCATTTCGTTATCCACAAAGGGACAGTCATATTTCTTCGCCATCTCTTCAGCTTTTTTCTCCAGCGATTTGAAATAGCTGCGGTTATGATGGTTGTAAATTTCATCGTACAACGGCACGAGGGAAGGATACCTTTCAGTGATATAGTCCAGGATCGTTTTCTTGAAGCCGCCCCGCAGGTTCAGGTTTTCCAGCCAGAACAGGTCGCACTGATCCTTGACACGCTCAAATATCGCTTCAAAATCAGTGATGCCAGGAAATACGGGAGAGACAAAGCAGACGGTGCGGATGCCTGCGGCATAGACCTGTTTCATGGCTGCAAGCCGCCGTTCGATGCTCACAGCATTGTCCATATCCTCTTTGAAATCCTCATCGAGCGTATTGATCGACCACGATACCGTGACCTGTCCCAGCTCTTTGAGCAAATCAATATCACGCACCACAAGATCGGATTTGGTGCAGATTAAAATGTCTGCACCGCTGCCTCGAAGCTGCTCCAGCAGCTTTCTTGTATTGCCAAACTGCTCCTCCTGGGGAAGGTAGCCGTCGGTCACGGAACCGATGACGATGCGCTGTCCGGCGTACTTTTTTGGATTTTTGATCTCCGGCCAGTGCTTGATATCCAAAAAGGTGCCCCAATCCTCCGTATGCCCGGTAAAACGCTTCATGAAAGAGGCGTAGCAGTACTTACAGCCATGAGTGCAGCCTACATAGGGATTGACCGAATAGCCTCCCACTGGCAGGCTGGATTTGGTCATGATATTCTTTGTCTCAACCTCTCCGATCAGGATGCCGTTCATCTCTACTTGTGCCATGTTCTCTGCACCTCCAACACCCGGTTGAATGCTTCCGGGAACTCCTGTACCATATTTGCTTCACCAATGATGGGAACAAGATCTTCTTTCATAAAAGCAGGAATGCCCAGTGCATGGGCCTGTTCCACGAGAGAATGCGCCCATGCCGGGTCTGTCCGCACTTTTTTGCTCTGCACTCCAGTCATGGTGCCAACCACGATCCAGTCAACGCCCGTCAAATCGACCTCGCCGGGATCATCAAACAAGGGCTCAAAAGTAACGTGATAGTGCTTTGCCCGAATATTGGCCTTCAGGGCGTCGATGCGCCACAGCTCTGATCTTCTTGTGACTGTGACCCCAAACCATGCATTTTCCAAGTCTGTCTCAAGATCCAGCAGGTCAGGACGCTTTGACAAAAACAGGAATTGATGCTGCGGGTTTTCCCTAATCTTTGCAAAGACCTTCTCTCTCCACGCCGGTTCCCAGCCTGCCAAGTCGCTCATGCCGGTCAGCAGGAAATTTTGTGGACGTTCCCTTTCCATCAGCCGCAGCTTATTCGGAAAAAATTCCGGCTTGCTGAAGTCATCGATCATACGGTAACGCTTTACATTGTTCCGGGCATAGCAGTAAGAGCAGCCCACGGTACAGCCGATGACCAGATTCATGTTCTGAATATTGTCCTTAATGCAGATGCTCATCAGAGAACTTCCTCCACATTTTTCAGGATGCGGTGGAGATAGTTCTCCAGCTGCTCGATTTCCTCCCTGGAAAATCCCTTGTAATAAATATTGCTGATTTCTTCGGTTACTTCATTATAATCTTGTTCCAGACCTTTGGCTTCTTCTGTAAGGAAAATGAGAATCTTTCTACGGTCTTTGTCGCCGCGATCCCGATAAATCAGATTTGCCGCCTCCATACGGTCAAGCATACTGGTCAGCGTAGTCGTGGCAAGACCGGTCTCTTTTGACAGCTCACTAATGGGAACGCCATCCTTCTGCCAGAGAATATATAGAATCCTTCCCTGGGAGCCATTAAAAGCATCGATATTTTTTTCGCTCAATATGCGTTCAAAAACACGTCCTCCGACCTGTTTGATTCGGGTTATCAAAAATCCGCCTTGTGTTTTCATATTGTCACCTCAAACTGCAAGGCGGCTATCCACAGACAGCCGCCTTGTCCTTTCTCATTTCTGCTGCGCAGCCGCAAATTCAGCGTAACCTTTCCAGCCAAATACAGCATCCACATCTTCATCGCCGTAAACGCCCTTGACATCACAGAGGTGGACAACATGATCGTCCGCATCCATCGTCTGGGCAACGGTCGCATGAATGAGAAGTTTGCAGGGAACAGGAGCCTTGATATTTGTGCCCTCCACTTCCTGCATCGTCAAACCAACCTGAGCGGCCTTATCCGTATCACGTCCGGAGCAGGTGCCACAGCCAATCAGAGCGCCGGTCAGCGGGGCTCCGGGAATGGCGAGAACAACTTCTTTTTTCTCAGCCAGCAGTTCCAGACTGTAAGCCCCTTTGTTCAGGGAAAACATGATCTTTCCGGGATTGGTGGACGCAAAAGCCCAAAAAGCCAGAGTCGCAAGATTGGTGCTGCCATCCGGCTTCTCTGTACAGATCAGCGTCATGGAATTGGGGGAAGTATAAGCGGGCGCATTGCCGATATTGATTTTGTTCATGGTGGAATCCTCCTTAGTTAATCTCATTTAAGATTATACTATATAGGATTATCCTTTGTCAACCCTTTTTGTGGATTTCCACTTTCTTCTCTCTAAGGTGATCTTTCATCCTGCATTTCCTGCAGCTCAAACAATACCCGTGCCGTTTTTCCCTCCGCAAGCGTCACCCTGTGCTTGGAATCCCAGGCGGCGCTGTACTGGTAGAAGCCCTCTTTTTTCTCCGGGCTGCCGTTTCTGGTGCATTCCCGTGTGGATGCCAGAAGAGCAAGGTCATCTTCCGCAGAGAGCGCACCCGGAAAAGAAACCTTCTGGCCGCCCACACCCTGGGCCAGTTTGACCGAGCCGCCCTCCATATCCGACTTGGGATAGAGATGCACATCCAGCCCCGCAGAGGTTTCTCCCAGGTTAAAGAGGATGACCGTTTCCTCGCCCCGAACCACGCCGTTGAACCAGACGGGAGCCTTGACCTCACCGTTCTCCCGGAACTTTTGGAGGAACACCTCGGTATGGGGCGTGTATCCCGTCAGGGCAGCGCCTTCCTGGAGCTGCAGGTCGGTAAAATAAATCGTGCCGGAGCAGTCCGCAATGGTAGGCTTCACGGTAACGCTCACGACACGCATATCCTGTTTCCGGTTGATAACCTCCGCCAGCCGGATAAAAGCAATCTCAGCCATCCAGCGTCCACTTCATCTCGCAGGGATGGCCTACCCATCCCGTCGCCACGGACCCTGCCTGCAGGAGGATGTCCGTGATATAAAGCGTCCCGGTGCAGTTCGTGATGCACACCCGCACCGTGATGGACTTGACCCTGGAGGAATAATTCTCCGGCGCGATCCGGGCGGAAGTTGAAGATAAATATGCCATGCCGTCCTCCTTCCATCAGTACAAATCAATGAACCGGCTTTCCGTACTGCCGTCCTCATACTCGATCACCACTTCAATGCCCACCTGGGAATCCTCGCTTAACTTCTCCAGATTTTCCGAGCCGATCTGTGCCGACAGGGTGTAGCTGGAGCGGTTGGCGGGATAGACGGTCTGGGACAGGCTCTTGGTCATGCCGGCCACGCCCTCCGCTTTGAAAGACACCGTGCCGGACGCGCCGTTTTCACTGTCCGCCTCAAAGCCGGAGCTGACCCAATAGGCAAGCCCGTCATCAGCGCGGGAGTTTCGCAGCAGATTAAACGGCACCATTTCCCGGATATCGTTATTGGACACCATGCTGGTGCCCTCCAGGGAATCCGCCGCATTGTCCCACTGGCTGGCGGAGCTGCCCAGGTTTTTGAGCGTAGTGGAAAGCTCCAGCACCGTGTTCCACGGCTCCTGCAGGTTGTATTCCCTGCGGACGATCCTTGTGGTGACCGAAAGCCCCAGTTCCTTATCCTCCACACGGACATAATCCCCAAGCTCCCAGGCTTCATGTTCGTAGCCTGTCAGCACAGATAAGTCCATCGCATTCAGCACATAGGAGATGGTAGGCTTTGCGTAATCCGCCAGCCGCATCTCAGCGTATTCCTTCATCTGATATGGATTGGTGAAGGAGGAGCAGTCCAGGGTGGAGATGCGCACCTCATTTGTGTAGGTGAAGTCCTCCACATAGGCTTTTCCGCCGTTGATGTCGGCAAAGGTCATCCCTTCCGCACCCACAGCGTAGAGCCTTGTCACAAGCTCCCTGGTATCCACCACACGCTGGATGGATTTCATGTTTTTCCTGTAGGCAAACAGCGCACCGCTGTCCCTGCCGTTTACCGTCAGCAGATGCACCAGACGGTTGGGGCAGTCAAAAACCAGGTCGCCGCCGTGGAGGTCTGCTGTATTTCTGAGGATGGACAGGGCATTCTTTTCCGTACTGGTCCAGGTGCGCTTTGTCCGTACCGTCACCGTCCCAACGCTCCATTCAGTGCCCTCTAAAGCGTAATCCATCGCGGTCTCCGGGTATTCCGCTTCAAAGGTGCGCTCTTCCTTGCGGACAGAGAATGTCAGGTCATAGAACTCCGCCTCCGCATACACCTCGGTCACGGCGCTGCCGTCCGTATCCCTGGTATCAGTGACCGTCCTGACCTTGTACACGTCGTCCACGATCTGGATCTTCTTCTCACTGTCGATATACCCGCGCTTGCCATCCCGGTAAGGGATCTTAAAGGAGAGGGTGTCCTCGCCGTTGATCTCGCCCGTGACAATGATGTCGTAGGCATTCTCCAGCACTGCCTCCCATGCTCCGTTCCTGTCCAGCACCACCGGCCTTGCGTAGCCGATCTTCTCATAGGGCGCTTTTGGAATGTCGTAGAGCCGAATATCGATGAGCCTTGGCGTCCGGGCGGTGTCGCTGGTGGTCAGCGTTACCCGGAAACGGATATACGCCCTGTTGGGAGAGGCCAGCCGCCCGTCTGCCGGGACTGCCACCCAATCGCTCCAATCGGTCAGATCGTCACTGGTTGATGTTTCCACGAGGGAAACTGCCGTTGTGCCGGAAATATACTCGCTGGTTACGGACACACGTCCCGTGCCGGAGAGATTGCAGTCCGCCGCCGCTGTGGTCAGCACACCTTCGGACGGATACACACCACCGGATGCCCGGAGCGTAACTGCCCCCGGCTCGGTAATGCCGTCCACGCTCCCGGAGGTATCTCCGGCGTTTGCCATCAGCGAGGAGCGGAAATAGTCCATCAAGTCCTCAGCAGTAAGCGAGGTATCGCAGTCTAAAAACCAGTCGTCCAGCCCTCCGGCGTACCAATAGGAATCGGCGTGCATTCCAAGGATCAGGTCGGCTGTGCAGGAACGGTTCAGTTCCCCGGTAAAAGAGAGCTTCTCCGATGCCCACACCGTGCCGCTGTCGCGGTCGCCCACCACATACTGCGCCGTTTTGTTATCCGGCTCGATCAGGCAGGCGATAAAGTACCAGCCGCCGTTGACCAGGGAAAAGGGCGGGTCCACCGACTCGTCCAGAATCAGTGACCCGGTATCGTTGTAGAGCATGATCCTCGGATTGCCTCGGATGAGGGATAGGTAGAAGATTGGCTGCCCCGGCCCGTACCGGGTGTTAAAAATCGGGCAGTAGGTATTCCCCACGGAATAGGTGGTGGGGTTCATCCAGCCGCCGCAGACAATCCTTGCCCCAAGGCTTGCGAAAATGCTGCCATCATTGGTAACCTTCAGATAGGTCTGCTCTGTGGAAGGATTATTGATATTAAAACGGAAGTAATTGCCTTTCTGCCCGCTTCGCATCGATGCGGTGGTTCCGCTCCAGTTGTTAATGAAAGCAGGCCTTTCCGCACCGGAGGAATCCAGGAGATGGTTGTTTTCATCAGGAGCAGATTCATTCATCCGCCAAAGGCCGCCCTTTGCCCACTCGGCAGGAAACTCGCCTGTGAAGTCTGTCTGTTGATTCAGTATCGTCTTTAGTGCCATCGCCGCTCACCTCCATCTGCTCCTTGCCTGTATTTCCAGCCCAGTAAATACAGCGTTTGCCGCTGCCACAGAGACTGTGTTGCCGCCCACAGAAAGCGTGGGGAAATTCAGCTCCTCCAGATAGGGCAGCCCGTTTCGCACTGTAGTACCGTTTTCATCCTCCACATAGGCAGTCATGCGGTCGGTATCCACCACCAGCGTTTCGCCCGCCGCAAGGGTGGCATTGACGATCTTTAGTTCCTGCCCGTTAGTGGTGATGCTGATATAGTTTCCTGCTGCGGAGGTAATTTCTCCCTCAATGCGGTAGATGGGATTCGACTCCATGTTCCCGGTATGACGGGTTATGGAGTGACTGCCCTCCGCCGTGACGGAGAAGTTTTCATCCTCGATGGCGTAGCCAAAGGGGTCAGGGCAGAAAAAGGTCAAATCAAAGCTGCCGGAGGAGCGAAGGAGCCGTTCGCACTCCACAGCAGCGTTCAGCCTTGCCATAAAATATCGGTCCGGCACATCGTCTAAGATAAGCTGCTTTAATCCGCCCACCGGGTCAAGCCATGCCGTAATATCATCCAGCGTGGAAACCAGGGCGGGAAAGCTGTGCCTTGGAAAGATGCTGCAGGAGACCACGATCTCCCGATAGTCAAAGTCCGCCCCAAAGTCGGTAACTCCATACTTTCCGGGGACTGTGGTGGTAAAGTTTCGGAGCCGACCGCAAACCTGCCAGGAGGTCAGCCTTGCTTTCAGCCCCATGCTCTTTGAAGTGACGTCATTGTATGAAAAGCCCAAAGCATATCCCTCCTTTATGCAGTGCTGAACCGTCCCTGGGCGCGGGAACCGGTCTGGATCAGGTTGTAAAGCTCCTGGGAAATCCTGCGGATATCATCCTCGCTGCGGACAATCATCTGCTGGATGGTGATCAGTGTTCCGAAAGAGGAACCGCCCACTCCACCCATTCCGCCGGAAACAGAGCCGACCGTCCCGCTTGCGTCAAAGGCAAAGTTTGATGGAACCGCCGATTGCATATCTGCTGCCAGCCCGTTCATTACGCCAAGGATGCCGTTGTTTAAGTCCTCTGCGGCACTGATAGCTGCGCCCGCGCCATCCTCGATACCGCCTGCAAGTCCCTGGGTCAGCATATCGCCCACCCACGCCATCTCTCTGGATGGGGAGGAGATGCCGAAGAAGCCCTTGATTTTACTGAGCAGGTTCGAGCAGAAGCCGCTGACCTTGTTCCACAGCCAGCTTGCCGCATTCCCGATGCCGTTCCAGATGCCCTTGATGAGGTTCAGACCGATATTTGCCATCTGGGACACACCGCCGGCAAAGCCCTTCACGATGGCAGAAATGATCTGCGGCACCGCCTTTACGATTTCCACGATGATTTTCGGAAGATTGGTGATCAGGGCCACAAAAAGCTGTACGCCGGCCAGGATGATCTTGTCGATGTTCCCGACAAGGGCGTTGATGATGCTTGTGATGATCTGCGGGATCGCGCCTACAATGGTGGTAATGATGGTAGGCAGGTTCTGAATCAGGGAAATCAGCAGGTTTACTCCGGCATCAATAATCTGCGGGATACTGCCAAGGATCGCCGTCACCAGCCCATCGATGATCTGTGGGATTGCCGCCACAATGGCCGTGATGATCTCCGGCAGTGCGGAAATGAGGGAGGTCAGAAGCTGTATCCCAGCGTCAATAATCTGAGGGATTGCCCCAACGATAAACTCCACCAGTGCCGTGATGATGGCGGGCAGAGCTGCGACTAACACGGGGATCGCGTCCAGGAGCCCCTGTGCCAGTCCCAGAATCAGCTGCAGGGCAGCGTCCAGGATCGTGGGCAGATTCTCAATCAGCGTCTGCACGATCTGCGTCACCACAAGGACGATCTGCGGAATCAGGGTAGGCACAGCTTCTGCGATTCCCTGGGCAAGGGTGACAATGATCTGCGCCGCACCCTCCACCACAGCAGGAAGGCTCTGGATGATGCCGGAAAGAAGCGAGGTCAATATCTGCATCCCGGTATCCACAAACTGCGGCAGCATGGAGACAGCCGTATTCACAAGCCCCGTAATGGCTCCCGCAAAGGCTTCATCCGCTCCGTCCACGCCGTTTATCATATCGGTAAAGGCAGAGATGACCTCGGAGATGGCGGGAAGGAACTCCGCCCGCAGGCTGTTTTTTACATTGGAGATAGTTTCGCCAAGCCCCGCAAGGGTCTCATCCAGCTGCGCCTGTCCTTCCCTGGATGCCACCAGCGCCTCATTGTTACGGTAAAACGCGCCGCTTGCCTCGTCATAGGCCCCGGAGAGGGTTTCCATGATGAGACGGTTCCGTTCGCTCTCATCCGAGCAAGCCGCCAGCTTCTCGTTAAATTCATCCTCGCTGATGCCCACCCAGTTTAAGGCATCCGCCAGGGAGCCTGTGACCTGTCCCACCTTGGCAGTCTCGTTTGCCGACTCGATCATGCCCTCGATGGGGAGGGCATCGCCAAAAGTGCCGTAAACGCCTGCGGCAATGTTTGTCCACTTAGTGATGTCCTGCTCGTTTTGGGCAAGCTGTGCCAAAAGCTGTGAGGCTTCCGTTGCCGTGTCCGTATCGCCCAGGATTTTATAGAACTCCGTATAGGACTTCTGCGCCGCTTCGCCGCTGTAGCCCGCCGCTTCAAAGGCTGTGGTTAGCTTACCCTGGGCTACCCTGTATTCCTCTGTGGCTTCGTCCAGGTTCCAGATGGCGCTGCCAAGCTCCTTGATGCCGTTTAGCGCCGCCTGGATACCGGAGGAGATGAGGTTGCCCATCGCCACCGTAGCCACCGAAAGGCCGGAGCCTAATTTGTCAGCTCCTTCGGAGGCATCCTCCAGCGAATCGCCCAAGTCCTCCGCCACATCCCCGGCGTCCCTCATCCGCTCCCGGTTTTCCCGAAGTTCCCCGGAAAGCTGGGAGATGCGTCCTTCCAGCTCCTTTGCCTCGCTGGAGCCTTTGCCGTACTGCAGTACGGCATTGGAATAGGCGCGCTTCATTCCGGCAAGCGCATCCTCCTGCCGGGCGATCTCAAGGGAGAGCCGTTCCGTAGCGTCCGCCGCATCCGTTTCCTCTTGGGAGAGGGCTTCAATGGCGCGCTCATTATCGGAAAGCTCCCGCTCCATGCTGTTTAAGGCGGCTTCCGCGTTATTCAGCTGAATCTGCCAGTTCTGGGTGCGGCGGTCGTTCTCCCCAAAGGAGTCGGCGGCATTCCGGAGGGCGGCCCGCAGGGTTTCCACCTTGTTTTTCTGTGCTTCGATTTCCTTATTCAGCACAGTGTTCCTTGCGGAAAGCGCCTGCACGGACTTATCGTTCTTATCAAACTGCGAGGACACCAGCTTCATTTCAGAGCCAAGCACCTTGAAGGACTGGTTGATCTCGGACAGAGCCTTTTTAAATTCCTTCTCGCCCTCAATGCCAATCTTCAGACCGAAATTATCCGCCACAGGCTGCACCTCCTTCCTTCGTCCTCATGGACTTCATATCCCTCGTTTCCGTGTAAACACGAAAACTCGCTCATTCCGTCATTCGTCCTCTCCCCAAAAAGCCATACGGCTTTCCGGGGACCCCGTTAGATTCCATAGGGAATCACATCGTCAATGGTCAGCACCTGCTTGGGCTTTGCGATTCCCATAAACTGCTTATGACACTCCCAGAGATCCATAAGCAAACCAAACGGTATGAGCCACACTTCATCCTGCGAGAGACTCAGATGGGCCATGCCGTAATACAAAAGCCGGGTAAACAACTCCTCGTCACTTACCCGGCCACCGTGTTTTTTCCCTCCGGCTCACTTTCCACGTTCCGCTTTGTACCACGGTACATTGCCTCCATGATGGCGTCCTTGTAGTCGGTCAGCTCCATCGGGGAGGTGAGAAGCTCCACCTCATCGGCGGTCAGTTCCGGCTTTTTGTCCTCCGAGTGTTTCAGATTGTGAACGAGGATGGGCTGGTTGCAAAGGAGCGTAATGAGCCAGACAATCTCGTCCAGCGCCATTTCAAAATTCTCCGCTTTCATCAGCTTCTCGCCCAGGTTCTCTAAGCCCCCGTAGCGTCCGGCGATCTGCTTTGTAGCGCGGGTGGTCAGAAGCATCTCATATTCCACGCCGCCGATGGTAACCATTGCTGTTCTTTCATCCATGACTCAGATCCTCCTTAACCTTCACCGTCCAGCGATGCCGCGGCAGCGGCCGCATAGGACGGTTCGTAGACTTCCTGGTACCAGTTGGTGATAGTGGATGCGGACACGCCGGCGTCCCCCTCGGTGACCTCGGCTTTCCAGGGGTGCTTGCCCTGGCCGTCCACCTTGTTGCGGCGCATGACCGTCCCCTCGATGGTGGGCGTGGAGAACTCGATGCTCTCGCCCTTGGTGGTCAGGTTGGTGGCGGGGATGCCGAACTTCACCTTATACAGCCAGAAGTATCGGTACTTGCCGTTTGCTTTCTTTGCGCGAAAGCCAATGGCGACAGGTGCGCCGCCGTCCTCACTGGCGGAGATGATAACGCCGTTCTGGTCGATCACCGCTCCTGTCAGGTCAGACGCAGCGGCTGCGCCGATATCGTCCACGCCAAGGGTGAGGGTGCCGCTCTGGAACTCCTTCACCACCTCCGCAGCGCCATCATCCGCATACAGCGTCGCCTCCGCAAGCTCCACGGAAAGCTCTGCGGTCATGGCTTTCGCAAGGGAGACGGGAGTGGCGTAGGTCTCGTTGCCATCCTCATCCTCCGTGATTTTTGAATAGAAAAGTTTATCAAGGCCAATGGTAGCCATATCTCATTCCTCCAATCTATACAGTTTCGCCACGTCAATGGCGTAGTGGTGGTATCCGGTATCGTCCTCATGCCCGATATACCGCCTGTCCGTAATGGTAAAATCGGCGGCAAGCAGGGCTTTGGAAAGCTGCTTTTTCCGCTTCAGATAGTTGCCCCTGGAGAACAGGGAGAGCCGCGCCTCCTGGGTTTCATACCCCGGCAGGTTATCTGCGTGGAGTTCATAGGTATCCGCCAAAGGCGTGACCACCACATATTCGTCCGGCGGTTCATCGGAGAACACGCCTGTCTCCACAGGCAGGCCAACCGCTTCTATCACAATTTTCAGTTCCGAAAGTAAACTCAAATGTTCTCCACCTCCTCGTCCAGCTTTGCCTTCATGGCGCTGATACAGGCGTTTTTGGATGCTGATCGGGCGGGCTTCAGAAACGGCTTAGCAGGCTGGCCGCTTTTGCCGTATTCCAGGATGGTGGCGATCTTGGCGTTACTGTCGCCGTCCGAACGAGGCTCGGAAAAGCCAACCTTTATGTCAAAATCCCCGTTCCTGTCCTGCAGGGCGGGAGAAGTGCCAAGAGAACGTAAAAGCTCCCCGGTGCTTCTGGAGTCATACTTTGTCCCGCTGCCAATGACAGACTGCAGGTTGGAGCGCACCTTGTCTTCCACGACCTCTGCGCCTGCCTCCAGCACTTTCGGGATAATCTCATCCGTCTTATCCGCCAGCCGGGATACCTTCATCAGAAAGTCCTCCGGCATTTTCATTTGAACCTTAGCCACCCGCTTTCACCTCCGTCCCCAGTACCTCCAGATACATCCCTCTGCCTTTGACATCCTCCACAGAAGTGATCTCGAAGGTATGCCCGTCACAGAGAATCCGCATATCTGTGGTGATTTCCACATCTGGGATCACTCGGAACCGAAACAGGTCGGTGGCGGTAGAGAAGGAAGCCATGTTGGCCCATTTCTCACTGCCATGCCGGCCTTCCCGGTATGCCCGCACCTCAGCCACGGTCACATCCGTTTCCGTCTTAAAGCCCTCATCATCCTGCGTGAACTGTTTTTCCACAATGGTGATGAAGGTGTTCATTTTTCCAAAGCTCATGTCACACCTTCCAATCCCGGTCGAGCCGTAAGAGAAGGTTGACCGTGTTCCAGACCTGCTGTGCTGCGTTTGTGTTATCAGCGAAGAATCCGCCCGTGGAACCGTCCCTGGACTCATAGAAATGCGATGCCAGCATAATCACCGCCTGTTCGGTAGTGGCAGGCATCGCATTGTCAGTATAGTGGCCCTCCGGGATATGCTGGTAACTTTCCGCATAGGAAACAGCGGCGGTGATGTAGCCCTTCAGAAGTTCATCATCCACCGAATGCTCCAGAATGAGATTGGCTTTGACCTTAGAAAGAAGTGCTTCCATCACCACTGCCTCCCTTCATTAACCAGCAGATTTCTGCGCCAGCACCTTGATGGCTTCCGGCAGGATCAGCTTGCCGTCCACACGCTGGGAAGCAAGGAAGCCAACCTGTCCGGTAGCGGCATATAGTTCGTTGAGGCGCTTGAAGGAACGACCCTGACGGTCTGCGATCCAGTAATAGCTGAAATCACCGAAGGTGATGGTCTTGGCGTCTGCTGCAATGGCAGGCATATACGCAGAGGTGCGTACCGGCTTACCGAGTAACAGGTCAGGCGCACCTGCGGTCAGGGAAGGCTGCCAGAGGTACTGGCCCTGGTTGTCCTTCAGCTTGCGGATGGCCTTGATGGTGGAATCGTTCAGCACCCACACGGCATTTCTGCGGTAAGGGGCTTTCAGGGAGTAGAACAGGTCGATCAGTTCATCGGCAGTGATCGCCGTAGCGGACGCAGCAGTCACACCGACTTCTGCACCTCCGGTCTCTGCCAGCACACCCAGGGGTTTGCCAGTACCGTCTCCAGTGAAGAAGGACTCCTCTTCCTTGGCACCGATGCGGCGGGCAAACTCACGGGAGATGTAGCTTTCCAGGTCAAAGACGCTGTCGTTGAGCAGTTCCTCGGAAACCTTGATCATGGTGCCCAGCTTGTAAGCGCCGATGGACACCTGCCCGAAGGAATCATCGCTCTCCAGGTATGCGCCCTCCTCATCAATCCAGGACGCAGTGCCCTTGGTGGCTACCACGGGGATCTTGCGGTCGCCGCTGGAGGTCTGAATGATTTTTGCCAGCTGACGGAAGATGTTCTCTTCCTCCAGAGCTTCCACCAGAGTACGCTCATACTCGTCAGGAACCAGATACCCGCCCTCGGAATCGGTGCCGATCTGAAGGGCGTTCATCACGGTGGGCATCGGAGTCTTGGAACGCATCATGTTCCAGAAGTTCTGGCGGTACTCATCCGTGGCACGGCCGGTCTTGGCAGTTTCCTTGCCGTTCATGGGCTTTCCGGTGAGGGGCTTGTTCACCGGACGGTTCAGCTCCGCATCCAGCGCCTCCTGGCGCTCCAGACGGGCGATCTCCTTGCCGAGATCGGTAATTTCCTGCTCCATGCGGGAGTAGGTGGCATCGTCCTCAGCGGACAGAGTGCCTTTATCGGTACGATGGGAATCCAGGAACGCCTTGGTGGCCTCCCAGGCTTTGGCGCGCTTTTCACGCAGTTCAAGAATAGTCATAGTCGTTTTCCTCCTTAAAATTTCATCAAATTAAGCCGTTCGTAGAGACTATCCACGGAGCGGCCCTGGGGTTTGGGGTCTTCAGTTTTCTTAGGATTGGTCTTGCACTTCGCTGCAATCTTATCCATGAGGGAATTGACCACAGCGGCTTTGGAATACAGCATGGACACCGCAGGCGGCTCCATATCCTCCAGCACTTCGGAGCGTTTCATGACTTCATCTGCAAAGCCAAGCTCCATCGCCTTGCCAGCGTCCATCCAGGTCTCTGCGTCCATAAGGTGGGAGAGCCGTGCACGGGACAGACCGGTCTTGATCTCGTAGGCGTTGATGATAGAATCCTTGACGCTACCAAGCATCTCGATGGCTTTCTGCATCTCTGCGGTATCGCCCATCGCCACGGTCATGGGGTTATGGATCATCATCATGGAGACAGGGCTGACCAGTACCTTCGTACCAGCCATCGCAATGACCGATGCGGCACTGGCCGCAATACCATCGATTTTGACCGTGACGTTGTGCGGATAGTCCATCAGCATATTGTAGATCTGGGCTGCCGCCACGCAGTCGCCGCCGGGGCTGTTGATCCAGACGGTAATGTCTCCGGAGCCTGCCATCAACTCCTCCTTGAAAAGCTGGGGCGTGATATCATCGTCAAACCAGCTTTCCTCGGCGATGGTGCCGTTTAGAAACAGCGTCCTGGCCTCCGTCTGGTTCTCCGGTTCCGTCAGGTTCTTCCACTTCCAGAACTTCTTCATCGGGGTTTTCCTCCTTTCCCGTTTGTGTATCTGCAAAAGCGCCCGCATTCCCCAGCGGGAGCATATTGCCGTTGATCAGGTACAGGTCGCCGCCCTCCTCGGCAGGGATGCGGTCCATGTTTTCCAGTTCCCGGATGTCGTTGGCGCTCATCCAGCCGTTCTGCCTTGCCGTGGCATAACCGGACATCCGGCTGGCATAATCGCCCCGGAGCAGTCCTTCCACGTTGAACTTGGCAAAATACCGTTTCTTTTCCTCCGGGGAAAAGAGCGTCCGCTGGATGGACTGCTCCCAGCGCACCAGCCAGGGTTCCAGCGTGTATTTCACGAACTCCAGAGACTGCTGCTCAATGTTGGAGAAGCTGGACTTTTCCAGGTCGCCCACCATATGGGGCGGCACCCGGAAGATACGGGCGATCTCATTGATCTGGAACTTCCTCGTTTCCAGAAACTGCGCCTGTTCCGGGGAGATGCCGATGGGCGTGTACTTCATGCCCTCCTCCAGCACGGCGATCTTATTGCTGTTGCCGCTGCCGCCGAAGGTGGACTGCCAGCTTTCCCGGACACGCTGCGGGTCTTTGATCGTCCCTGGATGCTCCAGGACACCGCCAGGAGCTGCGCCGTTGGCAAAGAACTTCGCCCCGTATTCCTCACAGGCAATCGCCATGCCGATGGCGTTCTTTGCCATAGCGATGGGGGAATAGCCCACCAGCCCGTCAAAGCCAAGGCCAGGAATGTGCAGCACGTCCGAGGGCTTCAGCCGCACGACTGTGCCTTTGACTGTGGGCGCATCGTCCGTGCTGACCGTGTATTCGTAGTAGAGCTTTCCGTCCCTGTCACGGTCCACCGTCATCCTGTCCGGCATCAGTGGGTAGAGGGCAATGACCTCGCCTTTACCGTTGCGGATGATCTGGGCGTAGGCGTTGCCCCACAGGAGAAGGTGGGTCATGAGCGTTTCCCGGAATACGAAAGAACTCATCTCCGGGTTCGGCTCATCGTGGAGGAGTAGATACAGCGGATGATCGATGGCCTTTTCCTTGCCGCCGTCCTCCTTGTAACGGTAGAGGTGGAGCGGCAACCCCGCCACAGCCTCCGCCAGGATACGGACACAGGAATACACCGCCGTCATCTGCATGGCGGAGCGTTCATTGACCCGCTTGCCAGCCGAGCTGCTGCCAAAGAAAAAGCTGTAGGCGCTGCCCGTGGTGCGATTCTGAGGCTTATCCCGAGAATGGAAAAGCCCTGAAAAGATACCCATATTGAATCACCGTCCTTTCTCAAATAAACAAAAGGCCCCGGCTGTCATAAACCGAAGCTCCCGTATCGTTGCCGCATCGAATGGCTCTATCCAAAGCCATGATGGTGGCAATGGCCCCGTCAATCTTCTCTGTAGATTTTTCCTTGTCCGCCTTGATGTTGCCTGCCGGGTCGGTGCGGATATAGATGTTGTCCATCATCCACCGCAGCACTGGGTGCCCGCCGTGGGCGATTTTCTCCTCCAGCACCAGTTTCATCAGTTCCTTGGTAGGTGGGGACATATCCTTAAAGCCCTGACCGAAGGGGACTACCGTAAAGCCCATGCCCTCAAGGTTCTGCACCATCTGCACAGCACCCCAGCGGTCGAAGGCAATCTCCCGGATATTGAACCGTTCGCCCAGCTGCTCAATGAATTTTTCAATGTAGCCGTAGTGGACCACATTGCCTTCAGTAGTCTGCAAAAAGCCTTGACGTTCCCAAAGGTCATAGGGAACGTGGTCACGGCGCACACGCAGATCCATCTGTTCCTCCGGTATCCAGAAGTATGGAAGGATCACATATTTGTCATCTTCATCCTCCGGTGGAAACACCAGCACAAAAGCCGTGATATCCGTAGTAGAGGACAGGTCCAGACCGCCATAGCAGACGCGACCTTCCAGATCATTCTCGTTTACGGCAAAGGAGCATTTATCCCATTTGTCCATTGGCATCCATCTGACAGCCTGCTTTACCCATTGATTGAGCCTTAGCTGCCGGAAAGCATTCTCCTCAGCGGGATTTTGTTTTGCGGACTCGCAGGCGGCTTTTACCTTATCGATGCCGACCGTAATACCGAGAGAGGGGTTTGCCTTTTTCCACACCTTTGGGTCCGTCCAATCATCAGACTCATCTGCGCCATAGATCACCGGATAGAAGGTCGGATCAATTTTGCGTCCGGCCAGAATATCCTGTGCCTTTTGGTGCGTTTCATAGCAGATAGACTTTGTATCCGTACCGGCAGTCGTGATAAGGAAATATAAAGGCTGCATACGCGCATCGCCAGAGCCCTTGGTCATAACATCAAAGAGCTTTCGGTTGGGCTGCGTGTGCAGCTCATCAAATACCACGCCGTGGATATTAAAGCCGTGTTTACTGTAGGCTTCTGCGGAAAGCACCTGATAGAAGCTGTTGGTAGGAGCGTAAACTATACGCTTGGTGGCCGTCAGGATTTTGACGCGCCGGTTAAGCGCCGGACACATCCTGACCATATCGGCTGCCACTTCAAAAACAATGGACGCCTGCTGACGATCCGCAGCGCAGCCGTAGACCTCTGCACGTTCCTCACCGTCGCCGCATGTGAGCAGGAGTGCCACCGCAGCGGCCAGCTCCGATTTGCCCATCTTCTTGGGTATCTCAATGTAGGCGGTATTGAACTGCCGGTAGCCGTTGGGCTTGAGCGTTCCGAAGATATCCCGGATAATCTGCTCCTGCCAGTCAATTAGCTCGAAGGGCTTTCCGGCCCATGTGCCTTTCGTGTGGCACAGACACTCTATGAAGCTGACCGCGTAATCCGCAGCGTCCTGATCGTAATAGGAATCCTTAGCTGCAAACTGCGTCGGTTTATATTTTTTCAGCTTACGGATAGCCGGTCACCTCCTTCCGAAAAGCATAAAAATAAGCCGCCTGAGCGACTTCTTCCGTAACGAGGAACAGAGCCATCCGGCTCAGTCCCAAGGGCATATTCAAATGCCGTTTCTTAGTTGTAGTTGTTCAGCAGAATGCAAAGCGCCATTTCTGCTTCCTTGCAGGTAGGCTCTACATCCCATTCTCTGTCATAGTTGCATACGATCTGGCCGTCAATCTTGATCATCAGCTTGCTGATCTTGCCGCCATTAATCCCGTAGGTCTCGCTGGGTTCCTCGTAATGCTTCACCCAGTAGTGGCAGACCGTGTACTTATCCTTAATGTTGGCATCCGGGATGCCGATGGTTCCTTCACTCCACATATCTGGCACCTCCTTAGTTCAGCTGGAAGCGGATGCCCATGATCTCGGAGGGCTCCTCGTCTCCCCAGCGGGTTTCCTGTCTCGTGATGGTGCAAAGGCCAAGCATCGTGCAGCCCTGCGCAGCAAAGGCGTGAAGGTTTTCCATCACCGCTGTGCTCTGGTTTGTGTAAACAAAGGTCTTGATCCCGGCCTCGCGGAGCGCGTCAATGAAATCCTTGACTTCCTTATCCCAAAGGAAATCGTCCATCTCCAGTTCGTTTTCCTTACGGGAAAGGCTCTGTGTAAAAGCGCGGTAGGCTTTGCAGGTTCCCTGCTCGAAGGGGAATTTCATCGCTTCCTTCTCAGCGCACCAAGTTTTCAGTTCCTCGCTGTCCCAGCCGTAGGTGTCGATGATATGTTGCTTGCGGCTTTCGTGAGCTGCGCGGCGCTCCTCGTATTCGTGGCCGAGGCATTTCAGGTTTTCAAAGTAGGTGTTGTTTGCGTTCATGGTGTTTACCTCCGTTCGTTTTGGTATGTACATATATCACTCTGAAGGCACATAATAGCAAGCTATTTTTGCGTTATTTTCGGGCATAATCTACACAAAGATTCGGGTAGAAAACTGTGTACTTTATGCCTCGCCTGTCAGAATGAAATGCACATATTCCTTGCGGTTTTCTTCGAGGTAAACGACCAGCTCGTAGAAGTCACGTTCGTAGGCAAGGCGCTGGACCGCATTCACATCAAACATGTTCGTCAGGCCCGTGTTGCGGATCGCCAGAATCTGATCTTTTATGGCTTCAGTCATGATCCGTCACCACCTTGCATTCATCTTCACCGTAGGCAACGGAGAGACCGGAACCGTTATCCCAATTCACCATGATGGAACCGATGTCGTCCACGCCGACTACGGTGCCTCTGGTACCAATAGGCGGGGCCTGCACGTCGTCCATCTTCAAAAGCTCGACGCGGCTGCCGGGTTTGAAGCACTCACGTAGTGCCTGCAGGCGTTCTTTTGAAATCACTCGCATACTGACACCTCCTTTGTCGGTGCGCCGTTACGGAAGGCGGAGCTGCCGGAAAGATTGCGGAGCAGAATTTTGCGCTCCGTTTTGTAATCCGCGCCGATAAAACCGAGGCGGAGCAGAAAGCACCGGAATGCGTATTTGTCATTGTCGGTTTCCTTTTCCTTGGCGGTAACACGTTTCTGGTTCCTTGCCATCTCGCACAGGGCCGCGATGAAGTGGGTGTAGGCTCTGACCTCATCCGGATCAGGCTCGGTGGTGAACCAAGGGAAGGAGAGCTTGTCGTCCTCCTCGGTGATTGGAAGCCCCTTCACATCCAGCGCCTTTTTTATCAGGCTGCCCTTGGCCTCAATGAGCCTGTGCAGGTTATCGAGGGAGTCTTCTGTGAAGCTGGCTTTCGGCATCTGCACCACCAGACCATATTCATTGGAAGTGACCTCTGGCTGCGTATCTTCTTCAGCGGTAAAGCCCGCATCTGAAAGGGCAGCCTTGACTGTTTCAATGGTGGTGTCGTCGGTGCGCTCGTCCCAGACCACCGCTCCGTCTTTTTCGACGGTGATGCCCGCGATAACGTAGGCGCAGGTTGGCATGCGCATGTACACGGGCTTCATGCCGATGACCTCGGAAATGATCCTGACCAGAGCTTTGCGCTCGTCTCCGGTTACGTTGTAGGTTGCTTTCATGGGAAATCCTCCTTTGTGTTTTTGGTAGGTACATATATCACTCTGAACGCCTGTAATAGCAAGTGTTTTCGGGAAAATATATGTACCAAATCTGGCTGGAGGATTTTGTGTTTAATCGTTGATTACTGACACATCTTCATAAGCGTAAGTCAGGCCGTCGCGCTGAAGCGAAACGCCGTCAGCGGAGCCTACCTGTTCTATATACCTTTTTACAATTACATCGCAGAATTTTTCATCCAGCTCGATGGTGTAGCAGGAGCGATCTGACTGCTCACAGGCGATGAGCGTGGAACCGGAGCCGCCGAAAGGATCGAGAACCAGCGTGTTACTCATGCTGGAATTCATAATCGGATAGGCCAGCAGCGCAATCGGCTTCATGGTTGGGTGATCGCCGTTCTTCTTGGGTTTGTCATATTCCCAGACCGTGGTTTCCTTTCGACCTGCGTACCATTCGTGCTTGCCGGATTTCTTCCAGCCGAAGAGCACAGGTTCATGAATCCATTGATAAGGGCTGCGGCCCAGAACAAGAGAGTTCTTTTTCCAGATGCAGCAGCCGGAGAGGTAGAATCCCGCGTCGGCAAAAGCCCTGCGGAAGTTCAGCCCTTCGGTATCCGCATGAAACACATATATGGAGGCATCGCCCGCCATCGCTTTTTCCGTGAGCGTGAAAGCGTCCAGCAGGAATTGATAAAAGGCGTCGTTTGCCATGTTATCGTTTTTGATCTTTCCTGCGCTGCCTTCGTAGTTCACGTTATACGGCGGGTCCGTCACCACGAGGTTTGCCTTGGCACCTGCCATCAGAAGCTCGAAGGTTTCTGCCTTGGTGGAATCGCCGCAGACCAGACGGTGCCTGCCCAGCGTCCAGACGTCACCGAGCTTTGACATAGCGGGCTTTTTTAATTCTTCCTCTACATCAAAATCATCATCGTGAATGCCGTCTTTCATACTGTCCTTAAACAAGGCATCCAGCTCGGCGGGTTCAAAGCCGGTGAGGGATACATCAAAATCCGCGCCCTGCAGATCCGCGATGAGCAGTGCCAGCTTCTCCTTATCCCAATCGCCGGAGATTTTGTTCAGTGCGACATTGAGCGCCTTTTCCTTTTCTTCAGAGAGCTCCACAATGACGCATTCGACTTCCGTGATACCCATATCGATCAGGACCTTCAGACGCTGATGCCCGCCGACCACGCGACTGGTTGTCTGATTCCAGATAACAGGCTCCACATAGCCAAATTGCTCGATGGAGCGTTTCAGTTTTTCGTATTCCGGATCACCGGGCTTCAAATCCTTACGCGGGTTATAATCCGCAGGGATGAGCTCGGTAACTTTCTTTTTCTCTATCAGCATATCAGTCCCCACTCAGCGAACTTTTCAAAGCCGCCGACGCAGTCAATGAAAGCTCTCGCTGTTTCTACGATTCTCTCGTATGGAATACCATCTACAGCATCATCACCAATGGCACAGATGAGCTCGACAGGCGTTCCGGTTTCCTGCGCCTTGAGCCATGCGTATATGTTCACGCTGACATCAGCCTTGGACAGATCTTTGCCGTGCAGACCACCGCCTGTTACAGAGTCGCCCATATCAGAGCCGAGCTTCCGATTAACAGCACCGGTATCTACATCGGTGCCGCCGGTCCAGTCACCGAGCGGATTGATCTCTGCCTTCGGATAGGCCTCGCGCAGGTGATAGGTCTTGGCGTTACTCTGGCAGATGATCAGGCGGGCCTCGTCCAGAATGTATTTGCCGTCACAGCCGTAGATGGCATAGATTTGTTTTGCAATCTCCGCCAGCGCTTTTTGCTCCGCTGTTACGGGCATGCCTTTGAAGATGCCATTATCGCCGCAGCGGATGCCCGCGCTCTGATTATCTGCCAGATGTTCATCCTGTGGGACTTCGACATAATCGGACAGTACGCGATCACCGCCGATGCGGTAAACAATCGAAGCCACCTCATCATTGGTAATATGAACAGAGCTCTCCGCAACGATATGGCAGACGCCGTGACCGATTAAAACCTCCACGGCGATTTTCGGATTCTCATCTTTTTGGTACGCAAGGTCCACAAGGGCACCGGCGATGCGGTCGGCCACCTTGTCGGGATGCGCCGGATTTACTTTTTCATACATATCAGTTCCCTTTCCGAGCGGTAAGAAGCCGCTCCATAACATCGTCCTGTGGAGATATACCGCCGTATTCCGTCATGCAGTTTTCTCGGACAATCTGGAAAATCTCTCCCCAGATGCGGTTCGACTGCGTCATGTATTTATCAGCGATAGCGACATACGGTGATTGAATGGCTGCGCCGGTAGTCGGGTGTTTAGCCAGAAAGCCAAACTCGGAGGTTGCCGCCTCACACTGAATCCACCTTGCAGAAGCCATAGCGTAACGCTCGATCATTTGCGGGGAGATAAGGTGAGAACAACCTCGGTCATTCAGCCACTTCCATGTCGCTTCGTATATTTCCACAGCACAAAGCTGTGTTCCGTCTTTCTGTGTCGCAGAAAGAAATTCAGACGGTTTCGGCATCGTCTCTCCATCAAGGTCAGCGGCCTTGTTGTCAAAGTCGATGACGGTCAATTTTCTTTTTCCCGGATTGCCAGCGGCGATTTTTTCAGCAATCGGCTTTTTCGGCCTGCCGCCGCTACCGGGTTTTGGTCCTCGCTGTCCCATGTTTCACACCTCTTTTCTCCGGACAGGGCTATTCCCTCAAAAACTTACGCGAATTTGCACGCGAAGGCCCACGCCCGTTGTCCGGAAAAACAGTCGTAGAGATTTTGACCGCCCTACCCGGTGGGGTGGTTATGCCAGCGATCACCACGTTCCGCATGAATTCTTGCGTGGCAGCTTTTACAAAGAGCAATCAAATTTGATGCTTCATGCGTGCCGCCTTCAGCAAGAGGGAGCTTGTGGTGTACTTCCTCGGTAGGAACGTAGAGCCCACGCTCCAGACACACTTCACATATCGGGTGCTGTGAGACGTAGCGGTCCCGGATACGCTTCCAAGCGCGTCCATACCTGCGTTTGGTCTCTGGGCTACGTTCATATTTTTCATAGCGTGCGTTTTCCTGCTTCTCATGCACCGGGCAGTACCTTCCATCAGTCAGGTTGGGACAGCCGGGATAGGAGCAGGGACGCTTGGGTTTCCTTGGCACTTAATCACCTCGCTTTACGCACATAAGAAAAGCCTTGCAGGAGCGGGCTCCAACAAGGCTTCCGTATGTGTTTCTTTGTCCATCATAATACTATCATAAGAAGCGACTCTTATTCTCTCTCATTTACTCTCATGATGGCGGCAACACAAGAAAGCGCCGTATCGTGCATCCGGTATATATGCTGAATGCTGTAGTGCATCTCCACCGCAATCTTCTCCCACGAGAGGAAGCACAGATACCGCTTCTCCAGCAGGGTTTGCAGTTCGACATCGGAAACCGCATGAATCGTCGCCATAATTTCCTTCTTCAGCTCAACCAGATTATCCACATCTCGTTTCAGGCTTTCCTCGACCTCGATTATTTTTATGACAGCGGTTTCCACCTTGGAGCCGCCATGATTCGGGTTACGGGGCATATCGCTGTAAACAACGGTGCACGATGTGGCCAGTTCGTTTAAGGACTCGATCTGCTGGAGCTTGGATTTTATCCGCATATCCAGCGTCCGTGCCTGTGATAAATATTCCTTTGCAGTCATTTTTGTTTCTCCTTCCGCAGCTTTTTGATGAGATACTCCGGATCGACTTTTGAAAGAACACCAAACCAGCCGGAGCGGAAGAAGCGCTCGATTTCTGCAAGCTCGCACTCATCATCGGTAAGCCGGTAGTCTTTTACGGCCTGAAGGATGATGGCCTGAGCCAGATTCTCGTATGGGTCCAAAGTCTCACCTCCGAATTTGTGATCCCCGGATTGACTCTGATTTGCATGGATTGTCATTTATAAAGTTCGGCCTTTACAGCGGCAATGAGACTGTTCTGGGTTTTCTCTTTGCTCTGCAGGGCCTTTAAAACGTGATTATCAACAGTACCATTCGTAATAATGTGGTGAATGACCACGGTCTCGGATTGTCCCTGCCGCCAGAGGCGGGCATTGGTCTGCTGATACAATTCCAGCGACCATGTAAGGCCAAACCAGATAAGGGTAGAGCCGCCAGCCTGCAGGTTAAGGCCGTGACCGGCAGAAGCGGGATGTATCACCGCCACCGGGATTTTTCCGGCATTCCAGTCGCGGATATCGGCAGAGGTCTTGATCTCACGGATCTTGAGGCGGGTCTTGATACGGTCAAGATCGTGCTTGAACCAGTAGGCCACTAATACAGGCTTTCCGTTCGCACCTTCGATAAGGTCCTCCAAGGCATCCAGCTTTCGGTCATGTATCCGAATAGGCTGGCCGTCATCGTCATAAATTGCGCCGTTTGCCATCTGCAGGAGCTTGCCAGAGAGGACGGCGGCATTGGCAACAGTGATATCCGCTTCCGGCAGCTGCAATACCAAGGTCTGCCGTAATTCGTCATATCGTTCAGCTTCATCGTCGGATAATTCCACCACGCAGTTGTTCATTACGAGCTCCGGCATCTTCAGGTGGTCGGAAGCCTTCATGGAAATCGTGATATCGGAGATTCTCTGATAGATCGCCTTATCCGCACCGGGCAGAAGCCGATAGGAATAAATGATCTGGCCGTTGCGCTTATCCGGTGTGAAGTAGTTGTTCCGATACATGCCGATGAAGCGACCGAGACGCTGTCCCATGTCCAGAATCTTGAATTCTGCCCACAGGTCCATCAGACTGTTTGCGGAAGGGGTACCGGTAAGGCCCACAATGCGCCTGATCCGTGGCCGCACCTTCATTAGTGCTTTGAAACGCTTTGATTGGTGGCTTTTGAAAGAAGATAGCTCATCCACAATGACGGTATCGAAGTCAAAGGGCACGCCGCTTTGCTCTATGAGCCACTGGACGTTCTCGCGGTTGATGATGTAAATATCTGCAGGACGCATCAGGGCTGCTTTTCTTTCCTTTTCCGTGCCGACCGCAACAGAGTAGGTCAGGAGTTTTAAGTGATCCCATTTTTCAATCTCGGCGGGCCATGTATCACGAGCAACACGAAGTGGTGCGATTACCAAAACGCGGTGTGCCTCGAAGCTGTCAAACAGAAGATCCAGAAGGGCCGTCAGTGTGATCGCCGTCTTGCCAAGGCCCATATCCAGCAGGACCGCCGCAATAGGGTGTGTTTCGATATAGTCGGTAGCATATTGCTGATAATCATGTGGAACATATTTCATCAAGGATTCCTCCAATCTGGCTCTCGTTATCCAGCACGTAGACGCGAAAGCCAAGCTGCCGCAGCAATCGGTGTCTCGCTTCCTGCAAAGGGCGCGGTGCCTTGCCGGGAGCCTTGACCTCTACAAAGGCCATGCGGCCACCCGGCATCAGTACGATACGATCCGGCATGCCATCAAAGCCGAGACTCGTGAATTTGGGGGCCAGACCGCCACGAGCCTTTACTGCGTCAGCAAGTTTTTTCTCTATTGTCTTTTCTCGCATGTTTTTCCTTTCATCAGGCCGTTAAAACGGGAAGGTGCAAGGTGTATCAATGCCATTTACTGAACTTTTTCTTAGGCTGAAAAAATATGTTCATAAGAGAGTTTTTGTATAAGACTTTGATAGACCTTGCACTTCCCATGAAATCAGGTCAGAAAATCATCAAAATCGCCGTCGTCTTTTTTCAGGCACAGGCCCTTAAAGAAACGCTTCCTCTTGACCGCAATCCGCTCGTAGCCAGCGTTTTCCAGCGCAAAATAGAAGTCTGCGGTGCTACGGACATACTCGTTGGTATCAAGGCAGTAATTCCGATACGCCTGATACAGCGCCGAGGAGCTCTCCTTATACTCAGCGCCGACATCGCATTTATCTTCGATAAAGTGTCCAAACCAGTCATTCTGGGCGCGGTATTCATCAATGGCTTTCTGTACGCATGCCGGAACCGGGATTTTGTAATCAAGTTTAATGACCTTTTTGGCACCTTCGATTACCCACGCGAGGATACTCTCACCGGCATTGGTATAGAGGTATTCCGCGTAGTTCTTCTTATCACCGGCACCTTCGATCTTGGCGTCAAACGGGATCACAATAAGCCTGCGCCATATACCATCGTCAGAAGCACTGACACGCGGTAGGTGATTGGTATAGAGCACCAGTGTATGGCAAGGCGTGAATGAAAACGGGTCCTTATATTTCTTCTCCGCGAACATATCATCCGTAGAGCAGAGCTGCTTGACGGTAGAATCGTTGAGACGAGCTCCTTCCTGCATCTCTGCCGCGATCAGCAGGCGTTTACCTTTGGCCTCGGCCAGCTCCGGTTTGATATTCCTGCGGCAGCCGACTGTCAACGTATCTGCAGAGATGTTTCCACTGTAAAGTCCGAGGACGCGGGAGACAGAGTTCCAGAAGGTGGATTTACCGTTGCGACCTCCGCCGTAGGCAATAATCAGGGCTTCCACATAGACTTTGCCAATGACGGCCAGACCGCAGATCATTTGCACATAGTCAATCAGTTCCTGATTGCCGCAAAAGATCAGGTCAAGGCAGTCGAGCCAGATCTGTTCTCCCTTGCTGCTGGGCGAGACCGCCGTCATCTTGGTAATGAAATCCTCCGGCGAGTGTTCTCTGGCACCGGCGAGACCTTTGCGAAGATCGTAAGTGGCAGCAGGCGTGCAAAGTGCAAAGCAGTCGGCATCCAGATCACGCGGCGATATCTCCAGCATGGGGTGCGATTCCTTTAAGGTCGCAGTGATATATTTGGAATCCCGGCGACGGAGCGCAAACGCCTGATATGCCTTGGCGGAGAGAAAGTCCTTATAGGCTTCCAGCTGTTCATCGCTCATCAGCTGTTCGGCCTTTGCCTTACTGGTGCCGTCGAGAATGGTCTGGGCTCCGCAGTCTTCCATTTTCTTTAGAGCTTCCTGCATTTCCTTGGTGGCTTCCTTCAGCTGCCTGCGGGTGAGCTCATGAGCGACAGCCTGCGCACCGGGCTCGGTTTCCTTCCAGTAGTGTTCCGTATAACGGATGAAGTGGGTGGCTGGTGAATACCGCAGCTCATTTGAGAAGTGCTTTGCCAGCACCTCGGCCTGCCCGACGTCGGAGAAGTCCTCAGGTTTATAGCTGGTATCATCGTTGTAAATGTCAGGAGGCACATAGCCGTCTTGCGATGCTACGCGGGAGTAAAACTTCTGTGCGCTGCGCCAGATGGTTTTGAGCTCGCCGTCCGAAAGAGGCGGATCGCACTTGGCGGCTTCATCGAGAAAGCATTGATACGCTTCGTCGGTATCGCCGTATTTTTTGATGACCTTCCCGGCAAAGCGGGACATAGTGGCATTACGGTTTCCTTCGGAGATCACACGGTCACCATACTGCCCACCGTCCATATCCTGATCGAAAGCGTCTGCATCCTGCAGAAAGTCCGTCAGGTTCATATTTCCTTCCCGAATTTCGACATCGGCAGTCGTGGTGCCGAAGAAGAAACGAGCTGCGTCCAGCGCCTGTGTATCAAAATACGGAAATATCGTATTGACGAGCCGTTTCATATCACTGTAATCTGCAGCATCGGTCATGAAATCTATCGGGAACAGAATATGGAACTTCGGTCTGGCGGGCTTGCCGTTTTTCTCACGGTTATGAAAGCGGCTGTAGTGGACCGCAAAGCTGACGCCGGGAAAAGCAGCGGCAACATCATCCGGGGTGATCCAATCGGCTGGTTCCTCCGAGTGATCATTATCGCAGTCCACTGGCAGGCAATCGCTGCCGATGAAGTTGTCTCCGTTACGGTAGTGGTTTTTATATTCCGCACATACATAGTCGTGACAGATAGCAGCTTTCAGACTGGCCCTGTCCGTCACGTCATGGCGATGGGGATAGGAGCAGTTACCGGGATTGCCGGTAATGTCCGCGCTGTAAAGGGTAAACATCAGTTAAACACCTCCTCGGCTTCCTCCTCCAAGACCTGCGTTATAAACTTCAGTGCGCGGATCATAGTTTCCAGTTCACAGTCGCCACCGAGGATTACTTCAAAACCCTCATCGGCATAGCGACCGAGGGGATGCACCTGAATGTCGGTGCTGGCTGCGTCGGCAATACGAAAATAGGTACGTCCGCCATGACCGGTGTCGCCGCCTTTATATCCGGTGGTGCCTGCTTCCACTTCGAGGATGTTGGCGCTGATCACATCGCGGCTGTAAGTTGTGATTTCGGTTCCGTCAGGCAGAACACGCCGGTTTTCTTTGATTTCAAACATCGTTTTTCTCCTCCAATTCTTCTGTGAAATAGCGCAGGCGATAGTTCTTCCAGCGTGCGCGATTGATTTCCGCTGCCATGCCGTTTGAGATTTTGCTTCCGAATACCCAGATCTCCGAGCACTTGCTCATGATGGCGTTTCCTAAGAAAAGTCCAAGCTCACGCTCGTTGGGATCGCTGTCATTCAAAAACTGTGGAAACAGCAAGTGCGGTGCGATGGGGATATAGCCTTTTTCCACAGCAAAACGGGAGTATCTGCGAGCTGCGACCACGTTCGTCTCTATATCTCCTGCATAGGGAGAACAGATATAGACGATAGGTCTGAATGTCCGGAGCGCTTTTTGCTCCTCTTGTTCAATGCCGGAGAGTGCCTCAAATGCTGTGGGATCGACATATCCTTCGCTGTTGTGAATATCAACACTCATGAAAAGAGCCTCCTTTCCGGGCAGGCTGTCACCGCCCATTTCTACTTTCCACTGGAGGTGACAGCCCGCTTTTGACGAAGGAGGCTCAGTCTTTTTTATAGAATTCGGTTTCGTAGCCATCGGCTCTAAGCTGAAGGCCTTTTGCCCACGGAGGAGTGCGGCCCATCTGTTCACATACCGCATCAAGCGACATGCGCGGGTCCGCTTCAATGACCAGCTCATCGTGGATATGCATAACGATGCTGCAGCATCGAAGCGTCTTCATGGCATAGCACAGAATGTCACGGGAGGTTGCCTGCACGATGTTCTCCACAAACTTTGGCCCGTAAGATTCGAGCCGTTCCCATTTTTTAGTGCTGCCGACGCCTTCGTAAGTGATACACTCGCCGCCGAATTTGTTAGTGCCGACCTTGGGCTTTACGTAGGCGAGGTTCCGTCCGGAGGGCAGCGTGATAAAGAGCATTCCGCTCCGATAGGTAAAGAGGATACCGTGTGTTTTGGTAGCATGGTGGTATTTGACAGCTTCCATAGCGGCCCGGTCTACGTCCCACCAGAAAGCGACGATCCTCGGATTGGATTGACGCCAAGCATCGACCAGCTGCGGAAGTTCATCTTCGGTAAGGCCCATCTCCAGCGCACCCATAGCTTTGAGCGCACCGACTGAGCCGCCGTAGCCGAGTGCCAATTCCGCGATCTTGCCTTTTTGACGCAGGTGTCCGTTGATACCATGTTTCTCGACCGGAACTTTGAACATCTGGCTGGCACTGGCACAGTAGATATCGCCGCCTTTGGCAAAGACTTCCTGTCGCCAGTTCTCACCGGCCATCCATGCGATGACGCGGGCCTCGATTGCAGAGAAGTCGGAGACAATGAGCTTGTTGCCGTCTTTCGGAATAAAGGCAGTCCTTATAAGTTGCGATAGCGTGTCCGGTACATCTTCGTATAGCATTTCGACGCTGTCGTAATCGCCGGAGCGGACAAGGGAGCGTGCATCGGCCAGATCTGCGAGATGGTTTTGCGGCAGGTTTTGCAATTGAATGAGCCTCCCAGCCCAGCGGCCGGTACGGTTGGCTCCATAAAACTGGAACATGCCACGGGCGCGACCGTCCGCGCAGACTGCGTTTATCATGGCCTGATACTTTTTGACGCTGGATTTGGCAAGTTGCTGGCGGAGCATAAGTACGCGCTGCAGTTCCGGAGGCGCGGTTTTGATAAGCTCCGCTACGATCTTTTTACCGAGGCTGTCTGTTTCCAGACCGTTGTCGGAAAGCCACTGTTTCATTTGCTGCACGCTGTTGGGATTATCGAGCTCCGTCAGCTTACGCATGTCATCTGTCAGTTCTGCGCGGGAGCGGGCATCCATATCAATAGCCTGCCTGACCAGCGGAAGGTCGATAGCCACGCCGCGATCATTGATTTCCTGATCGATGTGATATTCCTCCCAGACGGAGTCCGGCACCGGGAACTTTTGCAAGCGCTCCTGTATGGACATCTCTGCCTCGACATCGCGGATGTTATATCGCTTGAAAGCGGCCCATTTATCCGGCGCGTGATAGGGGTAGTTTCTGGTGCGCTGGCCGTTAGCTTTTGTCGGAGCGCAGGGTTGGCAGAAAAACTTAATCAGGTCTTTGCCCTCGGTGAGCTTTTGTTTCTCCAGACCAAGGACCGCGCCGACGCCTTCGAGGGAGAGCGGCAGGCCCATCATGGCCGACCAGATCATGGAGCAGCGCCAGCTTTCCGGATTGAGGTATCGGGCACACTCTGTGGAGAGCGGATGATTATCATAGAAGGGATCAAGGCTGATGCCCAGATTCTTTAAATGCTGCGAAAGACAGATGCGTTCAAAGTTCGCGTTAAAAGCCCATTTGATGACGTCATCATCTGTCAGGGCTTCTATAACGTCTGCCGGTATCTTCTCACCACAGGCAAGGTCGATCACCTGCACTGGCCCGGAGTCCACACTATATCCAAACAGCAGTATCTCAAAGTCCGGCGCTTCTACATATCGGTAAACACCGGATTTTTGCAAGCTGATACTGCTGTAGGTCTCAATATCAATACTCAAAGTTTGCATATCATCACCATCCTTAAAAAAGGGCTGGTAGCGAGGGTACGCCACCAGCCCACATGCATTATTTCAGGGCTTCCATACGTTTCTCGTGGTATTCATCGTCCTGCAGGGCCTTTTTCTCCTCGCGCTTTTCACGCTTGAAGTCATTGATGACCGTCTGGATGGCGACCACGGCCCAAGAGAGGACCACAATGCAGAAGCACCCGATCAGAATGTTGCAGAGAAGAGATGAAATCATAACCGTGTTTTCCATGAGTTTGCGCTCCTTTCCTTAGTTGAGAAAATCTTCGTCGGCATCGGTGGAGAAATCGGACTCAGCGCTTGCCTTACCGCCGAGAGGTTCACCGGCGCGGATCAGCTGCAGGTTATTGAGGCCGCAGGCGATGCCGCGATTGCCGTTCGAGTTGAACGCGTACAGCGTGATGCTGGCGCGGCCATAGACACCGGAATACACCTCTGAGCGGGTAAGCACAGGATTGAGGTCTGCGTCCACAATGCCGGGTGCCGTAGCAGAGTTTGCATTGATGAAGTAGGCGTTGGCATAAGCCGGATCGTCTGGGCGCTCTACGTCACCGTCACGGAGAGGCGTCTTGATGGATGTAAGAGGCGGTACGCTCTTGGAGTTGCCCTTGAGCTTGGACTCGCCTTCGGCATAGGCGGCTTCGATAGCAGCTTTGATCTTGGCAACGGTCTTGGTGTCGGACTTCGGGATGATGAGGCTGACGCTGTACTTCGGAGCGCCGCCGTTGATAGACTTCGGTTCCCAGACGTTGGCGTAGCTCCAACGGGTGTCTTCACCGGTGATGACCTTCATGGGATTTTTTACAGTAGTGTTCTTAGACATAATCTTGTCCTCCTTAATTTTCACTGAAATCAGATTTTGCATTGTTCATGGCCGGACGCTTGTCACTCTCTGGCACCAGAGTGGGTTTGCCCTGCGGCTTTTCGATAAGACCTGCAAGGACTTCCTCAAAGCGGGCTTTGCCGAGGAGCTTTTGCATGGCGGTGACGCCGAGGAGCTTCCGCTCATACGGATCAAAACCGGCTTTGGTGACTGCCTCAGCAACGGCAGCGTCGTTTGTGTATTTTCTATTGGAGCGGCCTTCGACCAGCTTCCAGCCGAACCACTCCTTGCCGCTGATCGCCTGCTGGAGCGCGTATTCCTTAATGTCGGATGCCCATGTCACCAGATCGTCAACCTTGGAGAGAATGTCCTCCACGTCTTCGTCGGTGAGCAATGGCGGCAGCTTAAATTCATACTTCGCAAGCTCCAGATTGGCAGCGGCACGAGCGCGGCAGGCGTTCTTGGCCTTACAGAAACCACACCATTCTCCGCAGAGGAAGTTGCCGTCACCGGCAAAGGCGAGATCGGCAGCGGGCTTCAGAACATCTTCTGCCCAGCGAAACAGGTCCTCTTTGGAAAGTTCGTAGGTTGAAAGGTTATCCCGGCGCGGCTGGTAGATCGTCATACGGACGGTACTGATGTCGTAGATGTCATCGAACAGCTCCAAAGCGCCGAGCGCGTAACACATCATCTGCGGGTTTTCTTCAGCAGAGACCAATACGCCGAGACCATATTTGAAATCGATGATCTGCAGGGTGCCGTCCGCGATAATGATGCAGTCGGCGGTTCCGAAGCCCTGTTCTACCCAGCGGGAGAAGTCGACACACTGCTCAATCAGAACGACCGGATCGCTGCAGACTTCCTTTTCGGCTTCCACCTGCTCCAGCACATAGGCCGCATAGCCTGTGGTGCTGTCGTCCATTTCCTGATCGTAGTAAGTCAGGCCCTCGGTGGGATCGTTAGCCTCCATGCCAAATGCGGTCTTCAATTTGAATTCGCACAGACTGTGGGCATCGGTACCTTCGGCAGCATAGTCGCTTCCTTTATCCTCATAGCTCTCGGAGAGCCTTGCGGACGGCGGGCAGTGAATCCAGCGTTCAGATGACGACGCGGAGAGTAATGCGTGTTTATTCGGCATGGTCCAGTTCCTCCACATCTTTCAAGAGTGCGCTGTAGTTCGCCGGATCGACACCGGAGAGCTTAGCAGCACCATACTTTTGAAGTAGGACACGAATCTCAGCCGTATGACCTTTGCGGGACATATCCGCCAATACAGCGCGGACATCCTCCAGCTTCAGTTCCGGTTCCTTTGCGGGTGTCGGTTCACCATCTGCGGGCTCACCTCTAAACTGACGGGAGAGCCAGTCGGCAGCATCGTTAATAGCGGCAGCAGCATTTCGGAGCTCTTCGATGGTCATGGCCATATCGCCCATTTTGCTCATAATGTTTTCCTCCTTCATCGGATTTGCTTTGTGTAGCAAGGACTGTGAGCTTCCTTGCCAACCTTGCGGATACGTGACTGATCGCGGTTAATACCTCGATGACTTCTGCGTCCGCAGGGCTCTTGTTGCGTGCTTCGTACATGTCGTTCACCTCCGTTCCGGAGCTTGTGGTTTCGTGCTCCTTACACTTCCCACTGGAGGTGAGGCAGGCGGTTTGACGAAGGAAGGGAGAAAAATTGAGAAAAACTCCGGCCACCATAACGGCAGCCGGAGCCATACATTATTTAGAAGCGATCCGGAAATTCTGCGGCGAGTTGCTTCTTAGCCTTCTTGAGACGAGACAGGAATGTGGTGCGCTTGATGCCGATAATCTTGGCAATCGCCTCATCGGACAGACCGTCCTGACGGAGTCTGCCGATTTCGACTGCTTCCGGCATCAGCTCATTCAGACGGGCAAAGAGCTGATCGAGCTCGGCTTTGTCGCAGATGATCTCTTCAATGGAAGGAGCAGGATCGGCAAGGTTGTCCAGCGGAGAGCAGACATCGCCGTCTTCGTTTTCAACCGTGTAATCAAGGGAGAGCATGTCACCAGCGCGACGGAATTCGCAAGTAAGGCAGTCACCATCGCAGAGCCAGAACTTGTTCTTTGGGCAGACGCACTGCCCATGAGACTGCTGACGTTTACGGAGAGCGTCGTGGTAAAGGGTATGGTCGCGGTAGTATTCTTCCGAGACATCCACCCACTGACGAGTGGCTTTGAGATAGATACGTTTACTCTGATTGTCTTTGTTTTGCATAATACGGGCCCTCCTTCGGCCCCACAACCGCTGAATGGTGTGGAGAAGCGGAGAGCCCGTATGGGTGCCAGCGGCAAAATGGACGCAGAAATCCCACCCGATGCGAGAGAACAATGCCTCCGCTTCAAGTTGCGTCCAGCTGTTCGCGTGCTGGCTTCTTATTCAGTTGTCCCATCACGTCGGCGGCGAACAGTTCCTCTTTGTGCACTCGGAACAACACCTCGGTGGTGGTGAGCGGTTTGTAGCCTTGCTCAGGGCGGAATCAGCGATTATTTAAGAAACTTTTCTTTGCATTCACAAATTTTTTATCAGCGAAAACACGAAAGGGATTGTAAAACGCTAAAATCTGTGATATAATTTCAAAGGAACTTTTCTATCAGCGGCGCTGATTTTCTTCATTGTACAAAATCTGGCTTTTTCGGTTATGACCGCCGATGACTGCGGTTTGACTTAAAAGGTCAAAAGGAGGTAGAGCCGGAGTGTATTTTCACGAAATCGCTGGCGAGTTAAAAACATATATGGACCCGACCGGACGTGGCGGTGATTTTGTCATTGCTCTGGTTGGAGATACACTGCGCGATCCTATGACTGAAGAAGAGCAGCAGATGGATTTGAACGATGAATTCAATCCCCTTGCAAGCAGGATGTCTATCAATATGCTTGACCAGATTCTCGAAGGAAAAAAATACATATCAAAGGCTCGCGCCGGCTTGATTTGTAGTAGATATGATGGTCAGGATTTCGCTGATGAAATAGACAATCTTTACGACGCAGACAAGGAACATTTACAGACATTCCTTGAAAACCGAGGAATCAATGTTGATATAGAAGAGCTTGGATCGGCAATTCAGGATGTTTTGAATCAGATTTTTCATGGTCTGGCCAAAGGTATCCATGATGTGGATATCAAACTCACTATCCACGATCCGAAGCCGAGCATAAAAAATCTCGCAGGAGATCGAATCTACTGCGAGGACGGTAAACTATATATTGATGGCGATGTCATAGAGCTCCCGATCAAGCTGAGTGACGCGCAGATTTATGATTTTGAGGCGGGGTACATTTCTGCCCTGTGTGATGCATACGCAGAAGCGCTGTCCCGTGATTCTGTAACCGTGGACGACATACCTGCGCTTCCAAAGAAGTATCAAACAAACTTTTATGATCAGCGCAAGGCATATCTCAGCGCTGAGAGCATACAGAGGTCCATCAGCGAAGTGTATGAGGACGGGGAAAACCAGTTTGATATTTTGAAATCCGATGCTTATGACGGCATCAAGACTACATATTTTGACGATTACGATAATGGATACAGACGCTTGTTGGAGGTCCTTAAGAAAATCTCCGATGTTCAACTGACAAAGTCAAAGCTGTCCCTGATAAAGAATCTGATAGGAAATTTAGAAAGGCTTGGCATCGTTCATATTCTGGTGAACGACAAGACGATGACTTCGTGGGTAGATCCGTATGCGGAGTAAGGTTTTTAATACAACATTTGAAAACATGCTGCGGCTCCTTCTACTGGTAGATACCTTAAATGTACCGGCGAATGTTGACAGGCTTGCAGCTCTGGATTTTATCTGCATCTACGGCAAGAAGTGCAAGGTGCTTGATAAAAACCTTCATGGCGATAATGAGTTTGGCTTTGCTGAGTTTGCAAATAAACGCGAAAAAATAACCGAGGCTGTCAAACTCTCGGTCAGAAATGATTTTATTAGTGTGCAACACACGGAGCAGGGCTTTTTATACAGCATTAATGATCGTGGCAGACAAGTAGTGCAAGGTGTTCAGTCACCGTATGCTCGTTCCTACGTTGTTGGAGCAAAAATCGTATGCAGGCGTTTCTCTAATTGCACAGACGAAGGCGTATTGCAATATATAAGCGATAGAGCTACGGAGTCAAAGGGGGTGTAAGGATGCAGAGTTTTATGATCGAAAAACTGCGTGTATCCGGAGCCGGAAAGATTGACGGTGTTATAAACTTCACGGACGGATTGAACATCATCCAAGGACGATCAAATACCGGAAAAACGTGGATACTCAAGTGTATTTATTATCTTTTCAGCTCCGACACGAGGCCTTATTCTCCACTGACAGGCTACACGGATATTGAGGGTGTTTTCCTTACCAAACGATACGGAAGGATTACCATATCCAGAAAGCTCGACGAGGAGAAGGCTGCTGTAGTTGCTGAAAGCGAAGAAGTCGAAAACGGTGAATATGATACCAATTATAAAAAGGCTACCAGCCCAAGGTATCTGAATGATCTGTGGTTGCGCATCATCGGACTTGACGAGACAATTGAGGTCCCGAAGACCGCCCGCTATGCAAGGGAACGTATGTCATGGACGAACATCGCCAGCGTTTTCTTTGCCGATGAGAACGAGATCGACAAGTCGGAATCCATCGTAATCAAAGATCAGCGGTACGAGACGCCGCTGATAGCATCGTTGTATTTTCTCCTCACCGGAGATTATAAAAAAGGAATACCGGAGATCACCAAGCCGGAGGTGGCCACTGCGAAGAAGAAAGCAGTGGTAGATTACATCGAGGAGCAGGTAGCCGCTCTTACGGAGAAGCGCGTCGGTTATATTATGCAGCTTGAGGAATTGGCCGGTCTGGACATCGAGAGCGAGATGCAACAGCTCTCGGATCACATTCAGGAAGTTCACCAGGAAATCAAAGAGCTAATCGAAGAGAATACCGCTATCGTAAGACAGATGACGGAATATCAGCAAGAGGACGCCAATTGCCGCGTGCTTTTGGACAGGTACGAATCCCTTATCAGTCAGTACAAGGCAGATCTGCAAAGGCTGGACTTCATTTCAAAGGGCGAGCAGGCCGTGAAGGGATTGCCGGAAAATGGAGTATGCCCGTTCTGTGGAGGCGAACTGCATCCGGAAGATGATGATAGCTATATTGAAGCTATCAACGCTGAGATCAAGCGAATAGCCTCCGAGCTCACCGTAATTGCCGCGACTGAAAATAGTGTGCGTGAGGAACAGGAATCTATCCGTAAGAGTATCGAAGAATTGCAGATTCGCAGGACCGAAGTCAACAAGGCTCTCGATGATAAGAATCGTGAGATCCAGAATTATCGGTCCGGTCTGCAGCGGTTTAAGGATTATACGACGCTTCAGACAGGTATCGATTTTGTAAATGATCAACTTGCTATACTTGGGCAGAAGAAGGTTGCCGAGCTGCAGAAGCAGAAAAATCCTCCTCTCTACCATGCAAAGCAGGAGTTTGAGGAGGAGGTCGGAACCGGCTTCAACACGCTTTTAAATAAGATACTCAAAGAATGCAATTATCGGAACGCCGGTTATGCCAGCTGGGATTTTGGAACATTCGATATTTTGATGGACGGTGTGCCGAAGTCGGAGGATCAAGGAAAGGGCTATCGCTCCTTCCTGAATTCTGTTGTGGCCATGATGCTGTATGAATACTTCAACAGCGACAATGTGTTCATTAAGCCCGGATTCCTCATGATCGATACGCCGTTGCTCGGCTTTGATGAAAATGAGGACGAGTTTGGCGATAACACGATAAAAAATGGACTATACCATTATTTTATTAACCACCAGGGTGATGGCCAGGTCATCATCGTTGATAACCTGAATGTCATTCCGGAGGATATAGATTTTGAAGCAAAGGGAATCAATGTAGTAACGTATCACAAAGATGAGAAAGACGGACATGTGTACGGCTTCATGCCAAGTTGGAGAAAGGATCTCCCGAAGGAGTAAGT